CTCCCTCTAGAATTTTGAAATTTTGCATGACGGGGGGATATTTAACCCTGTTCATCAGGCTGGAACTTTTCAAACCAATCTTTTATGTACTCAATCCATTTTTCTTTTTCCTCTTCATTCATTTTTCTTTTGTTCAATTGTTTAATGCATTCATCAAATGTTTTATCAATGAAAACAAATTCATCTGCTGAAACTCTTTGCTTTAATCTTTCTCTGTCACCTTTCATTGCTCCACCAGAAATGATGTATGCATTATGCCACTTGCCTGACCTATACTTGATGATGTCATACAGCTTATCCCTGACTTCAAACACTGGTGTCTTTAATGCGTTTGGTTTGTGATACCTTGCATTGATACTGATCATCTGCCAGATAGAATCCAGATCCACCACTAGGTCTTCTTCAGTTGCAACTTCATTTACAAATGTTGTCTTGCCTGAACAAGGTGAACCATAGACAATGTACACTTTCTTTGCAGCTGGTTTAACAGATTGACTGGTGCTGTGGTATCCAAATCTTTCATGCACTTTGTTGTGACATCTGAAGCAAATGCATTCTACATTGTCAGGATTCAGTGCAATCATTGCATCATTGACATTAGCTTCAGACAGTTCCTGCTTATGATGTATGATCAGATCATACTTGTTGATGATGGGCTTTCCACATTCGCAGCAGTGTACATATCCATCTGTGTCTGTACGTTGTTCAATGATTACTTTCCTGAATGTTTCCCATGGCTTTGATTTATAGAACTGTTCCCTTGTCATCACATTGATCACCTATTAAGAAAGCACACATTGCTGTGTGCTTTTTGTAATTTATTTTGCAATGCTTTTTCATACAACATTGCTATAGATTCCAACTGTCATACCACTATCAGCTGTATACAATGGTTTTCCCTGTGTGTCAGTATTTCCAGAAAAAGCAACATTTGTTGCATTGGTTTTGAATCTAACTGGATAATGATTATCAGCTGGTAAATCATCAAATGCATTTCCACAAATACTAATGCAATTAAGCACTTTATTAATTGTCAATTTGAAAGTATTTTTAGCTGATGTTAAAACAGATACTTTAATCCAGTAAATGCCATTTGGAATTGTAAAAGTCATATCAGAATTATCAGGTGGATTTTTTGATGCAATTACATCAATAACTTTTTTATTTTCATCAAAAAGTGCATGCCCGTTATTGTTTGAACCTAGTGTTTGATTACAATAGATTACATCACCCGGAACAACTGGAATGTAATCAGATAACGTATATCCTGATCCACTCACAATGGATTTGTCACTTACTCTGTAACGATATCCATCGCTTGCTGCTGAAGAAACAAATTTATTGTCTGCAGACACAAATCCTAATATAATAGCATCACCATTGCACCCTTTAAATACATTGTTACTGATGACACACCCAACTGCACCAGCCATATACAGAAAATTAGTTGGAATGTATCCATCACTCCAAAAGGCAGAATCACCAGATAAAATATTGCTGGAAATAATACAATTTTTTGCACCACCATTAAATTGAAGTGCTGCACCATTATCTGCACCACTTGTAGCATGGCAGTGCAAGCCTTGCCACACGTTTCCTGTTATATTCCAATTCCATGCTTCTTCAGCTGCTGTAATGATTACACCACGTCCGACATCAGCAGTACAACCTATAATTTCTAAACCATATGCATGACCAGAATTGATTTCAAAAAATCTATTTGTAATACTGTGTAAAGCACAATTTTTAAACAGGATCCTTCTTTGATTCATGACTTTTGGATGCTCTGTATTACTATCGCTTGCATCATCAATCCATTCAAATTGTGCAACGTGATTACAAGATGTGATAGCACTATCTACACAAGTGAAACCACGCCCTTTAAAAATTACTGCTCTGTAGAAATTAGTTGCATACATCTGTTTGAAATCAATATCCTTATCAATCATTGGTGTTTCAGATGTAGCATTTTCTGGAAGAAGATCAGTTGCTTGCAGGAAAACACCAGTACGATGTTCTACACCTTCTTCAATAATAGCAGCACATGATGCACCAATTCCAGCAATGGACAATCCTTGTGTATTCCACGCTAATTTGAAAAGCGGAATTGATTTTCCTTCTTCTGCAGAAGCTACAGTATTTGAAATATCAAATCTTATTTGCCCTGTTTGATATGTTCCACCATGTGGAATTAAATCACCAAAAATGCGTTTGCATGTGTTCGGAACAATCAATGTGTTTGTTATCAAATATAATTCATTATGACTTGTTGGAACATGAACATCAAATCCTGAATTCAATGCAGATTGAAATGCTGCTGTATCATCATGAATACCATTTCCAATTGCACCATACATTTGTGGTGTAACAGCATTAACATTTCCATTGAACAAGCGTAATGTTACTGCTCTATATCCTTCAGAAGGTACAACCGCTGTATTGCTTGTATTATTTATACGCAATTTCAGCTTTTCAACATCATCCGCATTGATTTTTAAGAAACCATGACCAGATACATCACCCAAACCAACTATATATGTACCGTTAGTTGTATAAGAAAGTATTCTCAATGTATAACCGCTTGCAACATTATATTCAAGTATATTTCCAGTATGTGCTACATAAAATTCTGGTGATCTAATGAATTTTGCATGATCACTTGTGCCAGAAGATGTTATATTTCCTTGTTCCCAATTTAAAGCATAAAAATTAAGTGTCTGTGTGTTTGTATCAATTCGTGAACTTTCTACAGCAATATCTCTTCTAGCAGCTGCATCGACCACTTCAAAAGATTTTTCACCAATGTTTAAATGATGCATTTCATTACTCATGCTTTTTTCACCCCATACTAATAGTTACAGTTCCGCTTCCATCATGTGCTACAACAAGATTTTTTTTAATCAAATCATTAATTTGATTTCTTACAGCATCACCAGCTGATTCATACGTTGTTCCATCAGCACCAACACGTAAATCTGCTATTTCATCATTAATAACAACTTTTCTACCAACAACTTTTAGTATATCTCCACTATCATCATCAGCTACTGCATTTGTCACAGTTGGAAAAGATGTTCCATTTGCAAAATTCCAATAGAATCTTGTGTGTGACAATAATGTCATTACATCATCAATAACTTGCAGTTTAAATTCAGTAATTCCAAGTCCTTGTGAAGAAGCATCATCTGGCAAGTTTTCCGTTCTAATGTGTATATCACTTATATTTTTAGTGCTGAATGTAAAAATCTGACTTCTACCAAAGAAGCTGCAATAAATATCAATATAATCAAAATTCGATACATCATTAGACAGATTCATGACTGTATTTGCAACTTTAGCTGCACCAATCCAAAGTATAGTTTCAACTTCATCATGATTGCTCAAATACGTATCAATTCGTGAACTTTCTGCAGCAACATCTCTTCTAGCAGATGCATCAACAACTTCATAAGAAGTATCTTCAATGTTTAGATAAGACATTGGTTTACGCATATTTTCACCCCATACCGATAGTTACAGTTGCAATTCCATCATGTGTTGCAACAAGCTTTCCAGTTGCCTGACCAGATTTTAAATTTGCATTTGCATAAGCATCAATTTTAGCTGAGACTGTATCAGCTTCATATTGCATTTCAATGTTTGTTACAATGTCATCATTTGCCCACAAATTAGAAATGACAGCTGGCAGAACAGGCATTGTGGACCCATCAAATGTCATGCTTTCATATGTATTCATTATAAAAGCAGATGCACTGCTTCCCACTTCCAGCATAGGATAAACAGTTTCATTGTTTACAGTTACACCACTATCAGTAAGCTGTACTGATGCCACAACTGAAGCAACTTCTTTACTGATGGTAAATGTTCTGGCACTGTTGCGTGAAACAATGTAATCAGTAGTACCATCAGCATAGTTGACAAGCAGCTGAATGTATGTATATCCCACTGATTTTCCAGTTGATACTGTATATGTCTGACCAATCACAAACATATTCTTATCCAGATTGCAGCTGGTCATGGCATAAGTGCCAGTGGAAGTGCCATTGGCTGTAATGCTGCCATCAGAATTCTTTTCAAATGTAATTCCTTTTGAAACTACATGTGTAGCAATCAGATCAATTCTGAAAAGATTTTTGTTTGTTACCGCAATGGAAGCAGCACCTACAGAATCATCCTGTTCATCATACAATGTCAGTGCTTTAATTGCTTCATTTGCTACAGCATCAACCACATGAATAAATTTGCCACTAGCAGTTGCTAAAATTTCGCTTTCAGCAACAATGGTTAAATCCACTGCTTCAGATCCATCATATGATTGTCCATTGATGGTAATTGCTTCTGGATTAGGCAAATGTGTTGGAATCAAAGCATCTGTTTCTTCTTTGGTGTAATAATTCGCAGGATCAACAACACCTGATTCTTTAAGCAAATTCAGAATCTGTTCAATGATGTCTGGATTTTGCTGTTCTACAGCTTCAGTAGTTTCCAAACCTTCCAAGACAGGAAGACTGTACACAGTAGTGTTAAATTCCTTCACCACATTAGCATCTTCGTCAAACAGCTTCAGGCACACAATAAATTTTGTATTACCTCTGTATTTACACGCATTTCTGCCAACCAGCCATGTAAATGTCATCAGTGATGGATCATCATTATCAACAGCCAGATCATCCACCAAATAAATATCACCTTCACCATTTGCATTCATATAATTGATTCTGGCTTGAAATGTGGAAAGATCAAATCCACAGTATTCTTTTGGCATCTGGAATGGAATCTTATTAACATCATCATCAGATTCTACTCCAAGAAGCACAATGTCTTCTGGTATAGTCATCGTTCTTAGATCATCGTTAATTGCAACGTAAGACAATTTTTTCACCTCATTTCATCATATGGTAATGGTGACAGTACCATTGCCATCATCACTAACTGATATTTTTTCTTGATATGTAGTAGCAATTACATTGCCATTACCATCTTTTGTGGCAGATGTAGCTGATGTAGCTGATGTAGCAGATGTTGCTGTGGATGCATTGCCATTTAATGAACCGACAAATTGAGTAGCAGTGACTTTAGCTGGAAATGTCACATTTTTGGAATTATCCCATGAATACATGTGATCTTTATTTGCTAAATTACCACCATTTCCAGATAGCCAAATGTTATCACCATAACTTCTGATTTGATTTATTGCTTGTTGTGTATCTGAAATAAAAGTTCCAGTAGACATGTTGGCATCTGTTGGTCTGCTCCAAAAAATCAATTGCCAATTCCAGTAATTACCAGTTTGATTAATACCGCCACCAAACGTTTTGCCATTTCCAGCACGAACCCAATTTGAACCACTCCAACCAGTCATTCCAAAGTCTGTATTAAACACATTAATCCAGTTATTTGGTTTTGCACCTGTTGCGCATTGAATTTGTACTTTTATTGTGTCATTGTTTGATGAAAGCCAAAACCACCATTCACGAACATTAAAGTATCTTTCTGATGATGCTACATAAGTGGTATTCCAGTAATTGTACTTTTGTGTTTCAGGTGTTCCATTTGGAACATTGTAATTCATTCCTGTTATTGTAACCCTAAGTCCACATTGTGTAGATTTATGGTTATTTAAAAGTGGAATATATATATTACTTTCGTTTTCAGAAAACAGACCAATTTTTTGATTATCACTATATCCAGCATCTTCCCAAGTTGAACCACCATCAGTAGTTTTTTCAATAATGATCTGATCAGCTTTAAGAAACGCCAATCTATTTCCTCTTGTCATATCAACTAATGGTCTAATTCCAACATCCAATGTTCCTCTTTCATAGTTTTTACTTTCATATGCACCAACATTAGCAGCAGTTAGATTTACATTACCAGTTCTATATGTGCTTTCAGCATTACCTTTGATACCAGTTACTTTGACAGCATTGGTTACATAATTTTTTATTTTCCCCCACAAATATGATAAACCATTTTGATCAAGATACTTTGGCATAATACACCACCTTATGCTGCAAGAATACTGTCAATTTCTGCATTGGTAATAGCAACAAGATCTGCTTTAGCCCAATATCCAGAAAGATCAACATCAGTGTTGCCAATTTTTTCAAATGTATTACCTGTCCAGATATATTCATCGTATGCATCACCAGTTCCATGACTATGTGCTACAAGATAAATTACACCAGCAGATCCTGTTGCAGGCAATGATTCTACTACTTGATAACTGATTTGAGTTACACCAGCAATTGCATTATTTACAGCTGTAGTAACAAACTCTGTAGTAGCAATCTGTGTTGTGTTTGTACCTGCTGCAGCAGTAGGTGCTTTAGGTGTTCCAGTAAAAGTAGGTGATGCAAGGTTAGCTTTACTTGTATCCTTTGGATGCACATGGTCTGCTCTTGCATAATTATTTGATGTACCGACTGCTGCAGTACCATCCATTGCAGGTGATGAAGAACTGGCAACTGGAACTGACACATTAACCGCTTTATCTGTAACTTCCAAAGCTGTTCCATTTACTTTGACTGTTTCAATTACATTGACTTCTGCACCAGTATCAATTTCTCCAAGTTTAGATTTTTCTGCATTGGTGTAATCATTTGTTGATAATCCTTTACCGCTCACTTTATCAACTTTATTTCCAAGAGCAGTGTTAATTACTTTATTCTGCACTGGATTTGTACTAGTAGATGAAAGAGAACTATCTACAGTTACACCAGCAGGAATAGTAGGTTTATTTTTGATAAACGCATCTGATGTATTATCTGTAACATTCCAGTCAGCTTGTACATTTACTTCTGCACCAGATGCAATACCATTCAATTTTGTCTTGTCTTCAGCACTCATCAAACCTGATGCAGAAGTGGTAGCATCAGTATAAGTGGTGTTATCATCATCACGCCATGCAGGAACACCAGAACTATTTGTTTTCCAAACTTTGTTGGCTTGTCCTTGGCCTTTAGTAACATAACCGTCCGCAGATGCACTATTTGCATTCCAAGTATTGTTATCCTGCTGATTAAATGTGAATGTTGTACCATCAGCTTTGGTTGCTGTGAATGTAGTTCCAGATCTGCTTATGTTTGTAATTGATTCACCTTTTGTTGCAAATAATGCTTTTATCTTTTGCCATAAATACAGTAATCCATTTTCATCCAAATACTTAGCCATAATTATTCAACCCTTTCTTAACTCAACATATTTTCTAAATCACTGTTTGTGAGTATATCAATTCCAATTTCGCTTAATGATTTATTACCAATAAGTTCAACTTCATTTATTTGTGGCTTATTATATAAAACATTGTAATCTGCTGTAGTGGTATGTTTAATTTCTGTTGACACTTTAGCTAATGCATTGATTTTTCTTGTTGTTTGTACAGCTGAAACTGAAATTTGATTTGGTACAAGTGATGCTTGAACGGGAATAATTTTATATTCAGTCATGATGTCATCACTTCTTTACTAATCAAATCATAAATCTGAATTTCAGATGTTTCTGTTCCAACAATTTCACCAGCTGAAGTAATAAAACGCAACTGCCATTTTAAAGGAAACGAATGTTTAAATGAATGTGTTTCTGTTTCACTAAAATGATATGTAATTGTATTGTTATCAAAATCAATTTCACAATCTGAAATGTGCTTGATGATCGTTGGATCTTTATTGTATTGTTGAAATGTTAATTCAAGTTCTACAATATCTATTAATTCCAAATCATCAGGATTAATGTGTATAGTTAAACTTGGTGTTGTTCCTTGTAAAATAGCATTGTTCATCCTTCATCACCTTCTTTCTAAATTGAATATTTCCATGTGCCATTTATTTTTATCCATACACGCTTTGCACGCTTCCAGACACCATTTACATTGATCCAAGCAGATCCAAGCTTCCATGCATTTAACACTTTCAGATCCATACCACCACTTATGTACAAAGTGTTTGATTCTTTCCAAGCAGAAGCATTAGATCCATTTAAGGAACGTACACGATATTTAACAGCACATCCTGCACCATTTGTATTGATATCAGTGGATGTAAAACTGTCAGTGGTATTTGTGCCAGTTTGTGTTTTCCATGCTTTCCATCCGCTGTTTCCTCTTGAATACTGAAGTTCATATCCTGTGATAGTTCCAGAAGGTTTTGACCACGTTAATGTAATTGTGTCACCTAATCCAACATAATTTCCATATCCTGCAGTAATGGTGAATGTTGCTATGCTGGAAGGTGCAAGATTAATCTTATCTAGTGTCACAGTAGCAGATCCTGAAGCAGTCATGATGTTTCCACCAACTGTACCAGTGATCTGTACTGATTTACTTCCATCAGAATTGTGTTCTACAGTGAAAGTTTTAGACAGCAGTTCCATTGTTTCATTTGGTGATAATCTGAAACTGGTAGATCCAACAGACTGTGTTTCAGATCCAACTTTGGCACTTGCTGTGTAATTTCCATATGTATCAGCAGTGGAAGATCCACTTTTGGTAGCTGTTATCTTTACTGTAACTTTGGATGTATTATTGGCAGCATTTGCAACAGATGACCAAACACATTTAAATGTGATGTAGTTGCTTGTGCTGCCTGTTCTGGCTAGATTAAATGATCCGCTTGCCAATTCACATCACCTGCTTAATATTGAATGTAGATATCACCATTGGATCCACCTGAAGGTGCTGCCGTTCCATAGGTTATAGCTTTCTGGTGTCCAGACAGCAAACCTGCTCTTGACATGGTCACTTGAACTGCATCATCCATACCATTCTGACAGTTCACCCAAAATTCAATGGTAGTATCACCAGCAATGACCATTCTTTCAGCTGCACCAGATCCTGCTGCAGGTTCAAGCAGTTTTGCTGATTCACCAGATCCAATGACAACAATTCCACCATCACCAATACTGATACCAGATCCATTCTGATCACCAGCAATGAATCTGATAATGTCACCAATTCTTGTTCCACTGCTGAATCCAATATTTCCAGTCATATTGCCACCTGCCAGTGCAAGCAGCAAATCTGTTACATTCATAAGACTTTTGTCTTCACCAATCACATAGTAGTTCATATCATTTCACCTCACACACCAAGAAGCTGTTTCCAGCATTTCTTGCCACAAGCAGAATCATTTTTGCCATTCGTTCCAACTTCAATTCCTTTTGATCTCATTGCAGACTGGAATTCATTGATTGCATAAATGGTGTTAGTTCCACAAACACCATCCAGTTCAAGATCTTTACCATCTTTGCCTTTATATCCATCTGCAAACAAAAGTTTCTGACAAAGCAAAGTGGCAGCACCTTTTGTTCCTTTTTTTACCGTGCTTACTTCAAACATATACTTATCACCAGTTTCTTCAGGTTTTTTGTCAGGCACAATGATTGGTGCAGGATCTGGAACAGGATCTGGGACAACAGCTGAAGCTGGATAATCAATGAATCTCAATTTTCCATGTGTATCCCACTGCCTTGAATTGTAGCCTGATTTGCCACCAAGATTTTTTACTGCTGAAAATTGAACTTTGTTTTTCCACTTTGGTGTGCATTCCACAACCAGATTACCACCAACATAAATTCCAACATGTCCAGCAATGTGAACAATTTCACCAGCCTGAATGTTACTGAAATCACTGGATACACCAGAACAGTATTTCATGATCTGATCTGCACTAACATCAGGAACACCATTTGATCTGTATGTTGCACCACCATAAGTAGCATTCACATTTCCAGACCATCCCCAAAGAATACCCTTGATCAGGCACACACAATCAAAACCAAATGTATCAGCTGATGCTGCTTCAATCATTTTTGTTCTTTTCGCTTGCCTGTTATAGTCACAGTTGTTGGTGTATCTCTTTTTATTTTTTGCTGTCATTGGTGCACCAAAACAGCCTAAGATATAAAGCGTTTCATAATTTTCAGCAATATCTTTTGCTATGGATACAAATTTTTCTGCACTCATTACAGCCATTTACCAGTCACCACTTTCAAGATGTTCTTTTTTGAATTCAAATTCTTCTTTCTTCAGCTTTAATGATGCAGGATCCTGTGTCCATTCCGTTTCTTTGTCCCAATGCTTTAAAAGGATCATTGCTGAAGCTGGATCTGGAAGTGCATACTTTTCATACGCTTCATGTCTGATTACTTTTGGATTTTCTGAATTGGATAAGTCAACACCCATTTCAGAAAACAATTTTTTCACATCATCTGGATACTTAATGTATTCAGTCACTGTTTTATTTTCGGAATATACAAACCCTGTTGCACGTTTGAAAAGTGCTGCTTTAATGGCTTGAACTGGCTTTCTTCTTGCGTTTTTAACAAGTTCATTTAATTCTTTATATTCTTTTTTGTACTTACAGAAAATTTTATTGTTGATACCAAGATTATCTGCAACTTCTTTTTCTGTAGCACCTGATTGCAACCATTCTGATATTTCATTAAACCTTGGTTTTACATGTGTTTCATACTTGCTTGGTCTTCCAGCCATCGGTTATCACATCACTTTATTCTCTTTTCTAAATCCTCAACTTTCTGTTCAAGTTTAAAGGTTCTTTCTATAACTTGATTGTGCTTGTCTTGCTTTGTTTCCAATCTGATAATGTCTTTTTGAATAGCATCAATCTGATGCTGTGTGTTAAGTGCAAGTGCATCTTGTCCAGCTTTGATTTCCATAATGGTTTTATCATGCTGTACTTTGATTGTTTTCGACACACCTAAATAAGAAAAAAATCCAGCAATGGTTGCCACTACAACTGGTGATACCCACTCCATAATGTTCATTTACTCCACTTCTTTCTCATCTTCCTTATCCACTTCAGGAAGACCAGCAACACTTGTCAGCAAGGAATAAACACCAGCTACAACTGCAACTGAACATACAGCAATCCAATCTACTTCCTGAATTGCAGCACCAACAGTGATCATACTAAGTGCAGTCTGTGCCATGGTTTTCACAGAACGAATGGCAGCAGCTTTAGCCAGTTCAAGCCAATAGTTTTTGGTCATAATGCATCAAATCCTTCCGATAATTAGTCATATTAATTTTCATCCACAATCGATAAAATTACCATGCCCATTAAAGCAACCAAAAAAGCACCCTGAAACAGGATGCTTTATGGTTATGGCTTGATGAATAATTGCACCCATTCAGTACCATATTGACCACCACGATAAAAACCAACACCAATCTGTGTATAGTTCTTATTCAGGATATTTGCCTTATGACCAGAAGAATTCATCCAGCTGTTCATAACTTCATCCGCTGTCTTCTGACCAGCTGCAATGTTTTCACCTGCGTAAGTGTAAGACACACCAAATTGTTTCAGCATATCGAATGGTGATCCGTAAGTAGGTGACTGATGACTGAAATAATGCTTGTCAGCCATATCTTTAGCTTTTGTATTAGCTATGTCAGTCAATTTTGTTGACAATGTCAATGGCTGCACACCAGCTTTGGATCTTTCCTGATTCACAAGCTTCAGGATTGCTTCTGCCTGTGTTGATTCAGCTTGTCTTTCACCAGATTCAGTTTCTGCTCTATCACCTGCAGCTGGATCAGTGGTATAAGTGCCAGTGGATCCATCAGGCAGTTCCACTTCATCTTTCGGATGGATCAGATGTTGATTTGAAAAATGCTTGTTCAGTTTCAGCACTTCACTGAAAAGAACATTGTAACGTTTTGCAATTTTCCACATGCTGTCACCACGCTGAACATCACAGTGTTGTGCAGATGCGGAAGTAGCACCAGTGGCAAGTATCGAAAAGGCAGCTAGGAATAGTATTATCTTTTTCATGATCTTATTATGTACAAAAAAGAAGCCACACATGCAACTTGTGTGACTGTAGAATGTAGACTATGAATAATCCTAATATCAATGTATGAAGATCTGGAAGATTGGTGACAATAATTAATGTCATACGCTGGTTCTACTCCTTATTAAACTCCTATTGAAAAAGACCATCCAAAAAGGATGGTCTTTTTTATTATTTCATTCGGTTTAATATTTCTTCTTTGATTAGCTTAACAACTACGTAACATTCCCTGTGTGCAGTGGTGAAAACTTCAATTTTATTCAGCTGCTGCAGATGCAGATCAAGTTCATCCACCAGTTCTTCATTAGTTGCTTTTTTAATCCATTCTGTTTTCATTATTCCAAATCCTTTCTGATTGATTTTATATTAATTGTAACTTAATGCCTTTGAATCTGTCTTCAATTAATTTATCCATGTACTTTAATGCATCAGATTTCTTTTCAAAGTAAGAATGCCATTCCACATCACGTTGTAAACCTTTGTCATATTCTTTCCAAGCTACCATGTATTTCATTTGTTCATCTTTCCTTTCAATGTGTTGTTCAACCTTATGAATTCATTATATCAGTGTACATTGATATTGTAAACACTTTGAAAGAAAGTAAATCTTTTCTGACAATTAAAAAAGACCATCAGCATGGATGGTCTTTTACTTGGATCTTCTTCAAAGATTCTGGCGTTTCAACTGTAAGTTTAACAACTTGGTTCATCACGTTTGATCTTTGTTTTGCTGCTTCAATAACTTTAGCAATAGCATCTTTATATTTCTTTTTAAATTGCTTTTTAGCTTGTCTTTTATTCATTTCATATCCTTTGTGATTTCATCAATAAACTTCTGGCTTGATTCAATCAAACTGTTTTCTATGGTCTTACTGACCACTTCATAAATCCATTCTGACTGTGTTACAAATGCATGAAGATCTTCTTCACTAATTCCTTGTTTTCTGCACACTTGTGCAAACAAGATCAGTTCTTTAACATTGTAACCACAAATTGTTGCGTTTTCATCAAATTCAATCATTTCATATCCTTCCTGATCAGATCTTTGATCAAGCCTTGCATGTTATCTGCTTTATCCAGATAGTCAATAATGTCAGCATCAGTCTTTCTGTTCAGATTCAGCTTAATCTGCTTTACATTGGTCTTGTTGTACTTGATTGATGCTTTCACTTTGGCTGCTTTTGTTTTTTCATCCATTTAGAACACCTTCCTTTAAATATTCATCCCATCTGTAAGATCTGATTGGCATTGGCTTGTGATTATCAAAATACAGCACTAAAGCAGGTTTGATATTGTTCCACTGATCGACTATTTCACAATTGATCAGATGACCTTCAGCAATTAGTCTCTTTGCCAGTGCATGATAATTATAATACATTTCATCTTCCTTCTTCATCATGTTGATTAATGTAATCATGTATCCAGTATGTGCAGCTTGATAGATCAGCATATTTTACAATCAACTGTCTGTGCCATCCTTTGTTATACCATTTCTTATACAGCCTATAGTGATTTCTATCCGCTTCATCATAATAGATCACAAATGTTCCTGCAAGTGCATTCAGTTCACCAATCTTTTTCATATCATTTTCCTTTCCAGATGTTCACTTCATCAATGATATGTGTGCCTTCTGTCAGTTGATCATGAATGGTATTAACAGCTTTGCAAATCTCATTATTCCAATCATACTCAGTGATAGTATCAACCATTCCCCATTTAAATTCATTTGGATTTCTTGTCCACTTTCTGTGATATCTGATTTCCACTTTCTGACCAGCTTCTAGTGCATCTTCAATCAGCTTAATTGCTTTGTTCCACTTCATTGTGTATTCTTCCTTTCTTTGTAAATCTTCTTTGCAGTTGCCTGTGAAATGTAGTAAAAGGATTTCCACTTTCCCTGTGTATAAGATAAGAAACCTTCTCTGTGTAATTGCCAGATTGCTTCTTTCTGATAACCTGATGCTTCCCATCCAGCTGTGGATCTGAAAGCACTGAAGATGTACTTGTGGAAATGAACAACTGCTGTCAGATTGTCTTTCAGGTTCATCAGCTTTTCTGTTTTGTGCCATCCATATTTCTGTGCATACTCACGATCAGAAAGCTTGGTTCTATCTTCAAACCACTCTGTGTACTTTGCCATAAATTCTTCACTGATCTTTTCCATTGCTTCTGCTGCTGTCATAATCTTCATCCTTTCTTATCTCATGAAACCAAGTGCTTCAGCAATTTCTTCATACACCTTTTGAAATTCGTCTTCTGGAAGTTCCCTGATGGCTTTGTACTGGTTCATGTAGTTGTAAATATCCATTGATTCACCTTCAGGATCCAAGTTGCATCTGTCAAAGCATCTCTGAATAGCAGTTTCAAGTTTCATGATCTTGCCTTTCTGGTTTTAAGCTGTTTTCCTTCAGCTGATGGTTAGATTATATATCAATGTACACTGATTGTCAATAACAATTTTTCAATTTTTGGAAAATTATTTTTTAAAAATGAAAAACCAGCACATTACTGTGCTGGTACAATTGGATCTGGTATCACTGTACACAATTAATCCAATATGTTTTCTTTGAGTGTTTCCAAACCCTTGATTGTTTCTTCTCTATTCACTACTGTTACACCGCCTCATTCATGATCTTGTCTGCACCATATAAAGAGCATCACAAGCAAAATAATCAAGACCATTTGTCCGGCTGTTATCATTCCTACTTCACCTCTTCTGGATTTTCCCATGGATAATAATTTCTGGATCCACACACTTCACAATACATTTTCTTTTTTGGATGTTCTACACCATACGCATGATTAGCTACATGGCAATTACCGCATTCGTAAACAGGATCACCACCAGCTGTTACATATCCTGATATTTTTATCCACATGTCTCTTTTTGTATCTGTTTTCATATATCACCATCTTGTCTATGCAAACTCTTTTCAGGATCAAAGCCATCTGGATATCTGGCTTTCAGTTTTTCAATGTTCATAGTCATAATATCAGCCAGATACCATCCCATGGATGTGCAATATTCAGCAATCATCCACAGAAGATCACCAAGTTCTTTCTTAGCGTGATCTTCATCAAAATCATGTCCCTGATACACTTTCTGATACAGACCAAACAGTTCACCCATTTCAGCAACCATGCCCATCATGGCATGATCACACATGGTTTTAGTATCATTGGTGGCAATCGTTCTGGCTGCTAAAGTCTGATATTCATTTGCTTGCATATATTTCTACCTCTCAATCATCATTCACATTGAAATCTTCAATCAGCCTGACCAGTCTGTCAATTACTTTGGCTACATGTTTCAGTGCATCAGATTTGTGTTCATTCTTTTCTTCAATTCCTTCTTTATAAATATAATCAGCAACATGTCTTCCATCATTCACAATGTCAACTAGTTCTTTCACTGTCATTTTTAATCACTCCTTCAGTTCACACATATATGGCAGACCGCAAAGAATCTTCACAAAATCATTCCATTCATCCAATTTGTGGTTCTTACGCTGATCAATCATAGACCATACATTTTCATAATTCATTGTGACAGTTCGCTTCTGATTGTAGCTGGTAGGCAGCAGCTGAATCATTTGCCACCAAAACAGCTTGTTTTTGGTTTTAAGGTACATCATTCTGTAGTTATTCAAGCATCCAATGATAATGTTCATCAATCCATAAGGTGTGACAATTATATTAGTGGGCTTGTTAGATTTGTCTGTCAGTTCCGTTTTCAGATCATCCATGACCAAATGTTCAATGCTGAAATCATCAAAGGTGAACTGCTTATCAGCAATCTTGTGCATGGTGCTGCAGCTGTTTGCAGTTGTTCCAACCTTGTATGTATCAAACTCTTTCCACCAATACAAAGGTGCTGTGATGTCCATGCTGACCATGATCTGTCTTAAATACTTTCTATGTTCAGATCCAGCTGCACATAATTTTTTCATCAGCTTCATATCATTTTCACCAACAAAGAAAGTCACATTGGAATCTTCCGAAAAATCCATATCATATGAATCTGATTTATCCCAGCTATTTAAAGGATTCCGCATACCTCTAATAGCATGATCAAATCCCCACACATCAATATTTTCAACTTTTATCATCTGTCATTTCTCCAATATCTCTTTCAGTACATCTTCAGGAAAAAGTTCACTAGCAAGGATCCTGACCAGCTTGTTTCTTTTCTTGCTGATATTTTGATATTTGCAGTCATAGATTTCACTGATTTCAGTGATGGTCATGCCATCAAAGTATCTTGAAGCAATTACATCTTTGTATTCATCATCTTTAATCTTCTGCAATGCTTTATCAATACGCAGCCTTTCAGGATGATCTTCTGGAAGTTTAGGATAAAGATATAATAGTTCTTCTGTCTTTTTGAAGCTGTTGCTGAACACATAAGTGATTCTGCCAGCTTCTTTCAGCTTGTGCAATGTCTTCATAGCTGCCTGATCAGCAGCCATATTGATCATCTTTTGCAAATCCTCTTTAGTTATAATCATCTACATCACCTCACTCATTTCTCCATGTCAACAGGATAATGCTAACAATTACAAAGATGAGTATGGAACTTATCCGTATTACCATGATGAATGTATTAATCGTTTCCGCCACTGCCAGAATCCGATCCAGTTTAGCGAGAATCTGCTCTTCCATCCTGCTTCACCTCTTGAAAATCTTGCACAATCTCCAACGTATAGCACACCAGAAGCTAGTTTCAGGCATAGCAATGTGTGCATCAGCTACACCAAGCCACTGTTTTGTATCCAGTGTTTCTGAAAGTGTTTTGTTACGCTTCATCCTGCTTCACTCCATTCTTTTTACACACAACCAATTCAAGACCTAATGCATCAGCAAGCCTAATTACTGTTTTAAGTTGTCTAAGGTGCAGTCCACATTTCCAAAAATAAAGTTCATCCTTTGACACAATACATTGTGTTGAGAGTGCTGTGTAAGTCAAGCCAAGTTCATGTATCCTGTTGTCAATGTGTCGCATGATCTCATTTGCTGTCACTTTCTTCACCTTTCTTAACAAATAGCTTCATTGGTTTACCTTCATAACGCAGTGTTTTGATTTCGCAGTTATAGTGTTCTTTCACTGCCTTGCTGAATTCAATGTGGCTTACTGGTTTCATGGCATTTTCATAGCAGAAGCTATCATACAATCTGTAACATTTCTTTGTTGGTTCATTCATCAGCTTATCACCATATTCATCAAAGAAAGTGCTGATTGGATTCAGTGCTTCAGCGTATTCACTTAAAGCTTCATCCATGCTGTCAGTAGTGGTGAATGCATTATTAGCCAAAACACGCTTCAAACCTTCAATGCCGATTTTCACCAAGTATTCCATGCATTCTTCAGATCTTAACTGATACTTGATAAATGGTGTGAAACCTTCTGTGCCTTTATTGAAGCTTGCATTGAATGGTACAATGATCAATCTGTCAATGATTGCATCACTGTCTCTTCCTCTTCCTAACCTTGGAATGGTGTTACCACTGAAGATCAGCTTGCAGTATGGATTGAATTCAATTGGTGCTGCAAATTTCACATTGGCATTGATCCGATCACCAGACACAATCTTTTTGAATGTACCTGCAGATGGAATAAATTCATCTTCAATGTCATCACCCAGATTAGCCAGCTTTCCGAAAAGACCAGCTGATTTATATTCATGCGAGAGATCACCCAGATCCAAAGCACTGATGTTATCTTCACCAAGCAGCTGTGCCAGCATATCAAGAAATGTACTTTTGCCATTATGCCTTTTGCCTTTCAGCATAAAGGCTTTTCTTAGTTCATTCCTTCTGTAAAATGTGTATCCAATGACTTCTTCCAGTAATGATCTGATCTTCTTGTCATTGCAGGAAAGCTTGTTCAGAACATCATCAGCCAGTTCACTGTATGCATCTGGATTGTAATTCCAGTGAATCAGATTGGTCATGATCTTGTCTTTTGTAAAAGGTTCAAGTGTATCAGCTGCAAGATCATAGATACCATTCTTGAAAGCAATGAAATTGGCACTGCTGACAGGTGCATTGCTGGTGATGTATGCCATCATAAATGCCATAACTTCTTTTCTTTGCTGCTGCTTTAAGTTCTGAATGTGCTTGATCATCAGTCCTTCAATATTGGCTGGAACATAAACACCATCTTTGAAGTAGTGCAACACACCACCAATTTTGATGATGTTGTATTCACTAATCAGGTACAGTGCGAACTTATCATGCAGAAATGTTTTTCCATCATAGAAAGATGGCATTTTGAAAGCATCATCACGAAGAATTGTATCCAGTTCTTTTTCTTCCAGTGGTTTTTTCAGCACATATTTGTTAATGATGGTAATGCATTCACGCACTTCATCTTTACTGAATCCATTTGATTGTAAACGCAAAATATAATTGAATAATGCTTGGTTTCTTCCATCACCTTCATCCATTGTGAGAAAATCAGTTTTAGATCTGCATGGAAGCAGCCATTTTGGAACAGGATCATAATCTTCATCAGCAAAGATGTCATATATGATTTCTCTTTCTTTGCCATCAAACTTCAGAACACTGTATGATGTTCTGGATCCAAGCTTGCCATCTGACTGCAAACCACATGCAAGTGTTTGCTTGATCCAATTCTTTTCACATCTGCCACCATTTTTAAAAAGAAAATGCTTTCCTCTTGTTGTTTTGTAAACTCTGCAAGCCAGCTGTTTATCTTCTACAATCTGCATCAGGATTTCAGACTGATCAAAATCATCAACATCAATCAGAATGGTGTCATCATTCAGAATTCCTGCAAATTCATTCAGTGTTGATGCATCACGCAGATTCAGCAACTCTTCAGATGACTTGCCTTTAAATGTCATGGTGCATTTTTTGTCTTTTGTTGGCACATATCCTTTGAATAGTTGATACATAATTATCACCCAACACCAAATGATTGAAGTCTCTTTTTAGCAATACCAATGTAATACTGCTTATCCAGATTTGCAGGAATATCATCGAGATTCACTTCATCGTTCTGAATAAAGCAGTGATCTGGTGTATTGGCAAACTTTTCAACCACTTCCACACCATTCTTCAGCTTTACCTTTCCAATGAAAGTATCATCCAGATCTTTGCTGGCAAACACTCTGAATGTTTTATCCTGCAGCTTTTGTCCATTGTGCCAGCCACAAATGTATTTGCTGGACACCTTCACAATCTTCTGGAATTCTTTCAGATGCTTGCAGCCATTGATTGTTTTTTCAACTGGAACACCTTTAACCATATAGTCAACCAGTGCTGTGTTTACAATTGGCAGATCATTATCAAGATTACTTAGATTCTTAACATAAGCACCTTTGCTTTTCATTTCACCATTTAAATCAATGGCAATGTAATTGTTTACATCTTTCTGAATGATGGTCTTGAAGATGTCAAACGACATGTGCAATCCAGTTCGTTGTTCCCATGCATAAACATCATCATCAAGCCTGTCAAAATCATTACTTTTGATCAGTAGAAGAATACCATCAGTATTGCTTTGGATCAGTTTGATGTATGGTTCTATCTTTTCTATCAGATCCACCATCAGAACCTGACCAAAGATGCATACCAGCTTTCTGTGAAGTGGATCATACATTGCATTGTTAGGATCACCTTCTGATCCATAGGTGATATTGCAAATTCTTTTGTATGGTTCACGTTCCTTCTTCTTTTTAAGTGCCTTTAATCGCAATGATTCTGACAAGATGTGTTTAAACTTTTCATAATCATTGACAGCCCTTGACAGAAGCTTGTATCTGATCATCAATGTTGGATAAAGCTGGTCAACATCAGCCATGATCAACATTTCATCTGGCTTGCAAGTGTAGCTGAATTTATTGATTGCACCATGTAAACCACCCCAAGCCACTACATGATCAACACCAGCAATCTGACATTTCAGTGCTTTTGAATCATCATGGTTTTCTTTGTTCATAAACCAGTCAGCAACAAACTGATATTTTTTCAGCTGCAATGTGTCAGGTAATCTGATATCCCAATCATCAAACAGATCCTGCTTTGATGCACCAAGAATGATTGCAGCAAGCTGTGCTTGTGTCTTTCCAATATATTTCATAGGAAGATCAAATGCTTGTAACAAACTAAATTGTGCATCAAATTCATTTTTGGTCTGAAGAAATACTTCCATTGTTTGCTGGACATCATGCTTGCAATATTTGATGGTATCTGCGATTTCCTGTGCTGTCAGTTTCCTGTCAATGTCAAATGGTACTGATGTTTCTTTGATGTTATTGCCCATGAAACCTTCCAGCTGCTTCAGGCTGAAAAATTTGTTCATGCAGTCATAGTTGTACAGTTGGATTTGGTTGAATGTGCTGCTGTATTCCCAGCCTTTTCTACCTTCAACAATGATATAATCACTGACTTCTTTAGGATCAAAACCAAGCAGGATTGCTTTCAAAATGTACTGATCATAATTCCTGCTGTTGTATCCAATCCAGATCTGATCTTTGTGTGAATCATAATACTGTTTCAGCTTGTCACGATCATTTACAATCACAGTTTCTGATTCTTCAAATGGATTGATAATGACTACCATCCAATCATGTGAAAATACCTCAAAATCATTGAAATTCAGCATGAGTGATCACCTTTGGAATCTTCCAGCTGCTGCAGATACCAGCTGTTAATTTCAACTGTATTCCACTTGAAACCACAATTCACACATTGTCTTCTGCGTAAAATAAGACCTTTTATTTTCCTGCTATCAACAACTTTGTTTTGATCAAGGTGACATCTTTTGCACACAATAATGTTGTCCACATTCATCATCCTTTCACAGACATAACATGCATCTTTGTGGAAAAGATGCATGTTATGTCTTTTAATGATTAGGCAACTTCAATTCTGGTGTATTCACCATCTTTGGATTTCTCAATTTCAAATGTCATACCTTCAGCTGCTTCTGCCATATCAAGAAGCAAATCATTAAAATCTTCAAAATCTCCATTGAAATCAACTTCATCTGCTTCAAACACATTCAGATCACGAAGGAATTCAAGTGCTTTGTGCTGCGGAAATCCTCTTGTGAATACCTGATTGTAGAAAATGCACTGCTTCTTGTGACTTCCTTCCACAATACGGAACATACCTTTGACCATTGGCTTTCCCTGCTTACTTTCAGCCAGTTCCAGTTTTTCCAATGTGCAAACATATGTACCATCAGGGATTTCACTGAATTCCTTCTGCTTTTCCTGTGCATCTTTCAATGCTTTCTTTGCTTCTTCTCCACCAAACTGTTCATTCCACTTTTTAAAGTCCATCTTCATTTGTCCTCACTTTCTTAAATAAATAGTACATCATACCGTTCCAAGATTGCTTTAAATTCTTCACGTTTTTCAAAGGTTTCTGGAAGATATGCAGTGATTTTTACCGCTTTATGCTTAAAACTTTTCAACAGCTTCTTCAGCTGTACCTTGTTGAATGTCATTGTTGAATTGACGAATGATCCAGTTGCATCATCCAGAAATTTTGTATTTGTCACTGTATCCAGACGAAAACAACCTTGTCCACGCAAATTCCCAGAGTAATTTGTATATTCATAGTGAATGAATGGAATTTTCTGTTCCAGATACTCTTTATACATTGTGTTCACACCCTGATTTGTTAGAAAGGCAATTCTTCATCATTGACTGGCTGTTCTGCTGTGTGCTGCTTCCTTCTGTGTTTTCTTGGTGCTGCAGCTGCATTTTCATCTGCAGCTTCTTCTTTCTTTTCTTCAGCAGGTGTGTCTTCAGGCTTTTCTTCTTGTGCTTCGACATTTCTTTCTTTCCTTCTTCTCTGTTTTGGTTCAGGATCTGACTGATTGGTGACAGTTTCAGTTGCTGCAGTATCAGGATTTGTGCCAGTGGATTTATCAGAATCAGCTGTGTCAGCTGTATCAACTGAAGGTGCAGCAGATCTTCTTCTGTGCCTTTTGGCACTAGCATCTTCTTTGGTCACTTCAGGCTTTGCCACTTCCTGATCCAGTTCCTTCACAACCTCATCAGGCACATAATCACCAATTTCATAATAATTTCTGATCTTGGTGTCCACATACTTCAGATCATTATCAATGGCATATGTATCAAACATACCAATAGGTGACTTCACTGTGTCCATACCACTATTCTGTGTCAGGAACATATACTGACCATCTTTCACACTGGTCTTCAGAACAGTGGTGAACAGTCCTTCAATGGTGATCTTTTCATCAAGCATCTTGCCCATGGTCTTGATCTTTTCTCTTCCTTCATCATCTCTCTGAATGTGAGAAAGGAAGTATACAATCACATCTTCAGGAAGATCTTCACAGTGCTTGATGATGTTAAAGAAATCACCCTGAATATCATTCCACTTATCCCATCCGTTTTCTTTGATCCTTCTCATGTACTGGAATGACATGATGTATTGTGCATCATCAATGACAATCACTTTTTTGCTGGTACTGTCCATTGCTTTCAGAACATCCTTGGTCAATGTCTGATAAGAAGGTGTTACTGTTTCAAAGTGATTCTTGAATGGCAGTGGCTTGCCAGCTGCATTGATCACCAGCACTTCTTCAGGCTTGAAGTTTCGCATACTTGCAGATTTACCAGTTCCAGAATCACCCAAAATCAAAATTTTCTGTGCCATGTTTTTAACCTTCCTTTCCAGTGATCATTTTGATCAGATCTTCTTTACTCAAAGTCAACAGGTATTCCTCATAAGCATTATCAAGACATTTCCTGACACAGTCTTCTACAAATCGTGATGGAACTTTGTTAGTAAGCTTGCAATGCTCTTTCACACGCTTTGCCAGTTCCACATCAAGGATTCTGCAAGACATTGTGCCGTCTTTGCTTTTTGTATTTATATAACCAAAATGTTTCATATTTGATTTTACCTCACTTTATACGCAAGCTTTCACCACGTTCACCAAAGTGTGCAAATTTGGAATAGTGTTCCTTGTTTTCAGGATCCTTCAGCAGTGCAGCCAGTGCTTTCAGATCTGGCTTTTCACTGATGATCACACATTCATCTGGAAGATCTTCAGTTGGCACATCCACAATCACAGGTTCTGCACCACCATTCTTCTGAATATTGAAGCTGAAAAGATCTGTTTTAAACTTGGTTTTTCCAATGGCAGTCATGGATGCTTGAAGATTATCCTTCAGCCTTTTAACACCAGATTCAAGCAGATTCTTCTTTGTTGCCAAGCGTTCACGTTCTTTGTCAATAGCATCAATGCTGGCTTCCATGTTTTTGATCAATTTGGCATATCCATCAGCTTTGTATTCAATTTCACCATCAATTGATTCCATGGTATTGATAATTGCTTCAGAATCCATTTCAGGATCTTCAAGCATGTTCTGCAGCTGCAGAAAGTTTGCTGTCAGTTCATAAAGATTCATCTTGTCACCTCTTATCAAAAATGTATTGATGCATCATCCACCAATCAGGAAAATCATGTTTCAGATCAATGACCATATCTTTCAGCCAGTCAAATTTATCTGGATACAGCACAATACCTATACCACCTGATTTTCTGATCTGGTCAATGTTCCACAGCTGCAGCTTGCTTGGTGTCCCTGATTCAGCTTTCAACTCAATACCAAGGAAGTAACCATTGCAGCTTACAAGCAGATCTGGAACACCTTCACGCTGGATACCATTTGACCATGTCTTCAGGATCCAACATCCCTGTTCAGCCAAGAAAGCTTTTACTTGCTTTTCAAACTGCTTTTCACTTTGCTTCATTTTCCTTCTCCAACATTTCAATGATGTTTTTTCTTGAATCTTTCAGTTCTGCCATCAGATCTTCTTTAGTAGTTCTAAGATCCGTCTTCATGTCAGTCACTGTTTGCTTCTGATCTCTGCTGCTGATAATGCTGATGAATATAAAATTCAATGCACTATTTGCAATCGCATACCAGATTTCAAGTTGTGTCAAAATGGCACATCCTTTTCAAGTTTTTTATCTCAACAGCACACCCAATGTGACACCCATAACAAGCACTGCCCACAAAATACCATCAAATACATACAGATGACGATGGATCCAGCTATCTGTTTCATCATACGTGATCATTCATTTTCATCCTTTTCAAAAAGTTTTTCAGTGTAGTCTTTTCGCATTTCCAGAGTAGCAAGAATCTTTTCTTCAATAGATCCTTTGCAGATCAGCTGGTAATAAAAGCAATGATTGGTCTGTCCAATTCTGTGAATCCGTTTCTTTGCCTGTTCATACAGTTCAGATGAAAGTGGAAGTGTGAAAAACACCATCCTGCAAGCTTTCTGCAAATTCAAACCCATTGCACCAGCTTGATACTGTACAAAGGTGATGGAATCATTTTTGCTTTCGTAATATGAAAGATCCTTTTCACTACCATTCACAACAGAATAACATCTTCCAAAGCTTTCACAGTAGCTTGCCATTCTTAGCAGTTCTTCTGTGAAGTTGTAGAACACAATCAGTCTGTCATCAGTGCTTTCAACCAGATCAGCAAACGCTTTCATTTTTGCTTCATTGTATTGACCGCACAGCATACGCTCATATAGCATCTTTTTAAGTGTTGTGTCACCAACCAATGTATATCCATTCTCCACTGTGTAAGGATCTTCAAAAGTGACAACCCTGTCTTTTCTAAATGTCTTGTATTCTTTTGATGATTCAATTTTGATTTTCTGGAAGATCTGGTCAGGAAGATCAAACACTTCATCTGTCTTTAAAAACTGGCATCCATACTGCTGCATTTTTCGCTTCAGTCTGTCAACATTTTTATACCCTGTGACAATCGGAATGGATCTACCATCCATGGTGTCAAGATATTCAACTGTCACAAACTGCTTCCAGTACAGATCTTTACTGATGTTCCACCCTAACAGGTGCATCTGTGACCAAAGCTTTTCATACTTTCCACCAGTTGGTGTACCTGACAGCAAAATCACATTCTTTGGTTGCATCTTCAGAATGAATTTGGATCTTTTAGCTGTTTCAGTCTGGATCAGTGATGATTCATCCAGAAGCAATGTAAAATCCTTCAGCTGCAACAGTTCTGGTCTACGCCAGATCAGATCATAGTTGATCACCATCACACATTGTTCATTCGGATCCTTTGAAAAAGCAGCCCAATCTTTTTTGTTCCACAATGTGCAATCATAAATCATTTTAAAATGGCTTTCATGGTATTCTGTCAAATGATCAATCCAATCATCAACCTTTGACTTCTGACACACCACCAGATTCACCTTTGCACCAAGCTGTACCATCTTTTCAGATCCTGCAAAGGTTTTACCTAAACCCATATCCCAATAAAAAGCAACATGGTCAAGATCCTTTACAGCTTCCAGTCCTTGCTGTTGGTGTTCATACAGTTTCATTTTTCTTCTGATCACTTCTTTCTTTAATGTTGCTGATCACCTGATACAGCAGTTCAAACTGATCTGCTTTGATCACATGTCCTTTGATATCTGGTACTACTGTGCCATCCTTCAAAACATGATAGATCACTGCAACACACCGTCACATTCAAACAGAACATCAATAGACAGTTTGGTGTTCAGAAACTTCTTCACTGCCACTGCATCTGCCAATGTCCAGCCAGTTTTACCACTCATCTTCAGTGAAAACTGGCTTTCAGATCTGCCAATGCCTTTTGCTACTTCAGCATATGTCAGACCAAGTCTTGCGATTTCGGCACGTAAATTAGGGAACATAGCTTTTCTCCTTTCAATTTTGAAAAATAATGATTGCGTTTTCAAATTTGAAAACTAAGTGTATAATAATTCCAGTTTTGAAAAATGTCAACTAATTTTTTATTTTTGAAAATTATGTTATTATACGTGAAAAGTCGATGATACCAATAATTAAGCGTGATCTGGTTAAAATTGTCTTTTCAAAAATCAAAACAAACTATTGAAAATTGAAAAGCTATCATTTAGAATAAAAACACATTACCACGGAAAGGAAGTGCAAACATGTGTGTGGAAGACAGGCTGAAGCAATTGATCATTGATAAATACGGAACAATGAAAGATTTCACAGATAAAATTGACATTCCAAATTCCACATTTGCTAACATTTTAAGAAGAGGTGTCAACAATGCAAATGTGCTGACCATCATTAAAATCTGTCAGGCATTAGGCATCAGTACAGATGATCTGGCTGAAGGCAGGATTGTGCCAATCACAAGAATTATTCCGCAACCAAAGAGAATTGAAGACATCATTGGAAATGCAAAGCAGGAATTATTAAATGGTAACTATTTGACATTCGATAATCAGCCAGCATCAGAAGATGAAATCAATGATATTGTGCTGATGATGGACATGGCATTGGAATTACAAAGAAGGAAAAGACTAAAAACAAAGGATGAAGTAAAATGACTGATTACATTAAGAAAAATATACGTGTTGCAATTTATGTAAGAGTATCCACACAAGAACAAGCTAAAGAAGGATATTCAATTGGTGAACAAACTGACAGACTGAAAAAATTTGCTGAAGCACATGATTGGTTGATTGTTCAAGTGTACACAGATGCTGGACATTCAGGTGCAGATACAAACAGACCAGCACTGCAGGATCTGCTGTCTGATGTTCGTGATGGCAAAATAGATAAGGTACTTGTGTACAAGCTTGACAGGCTTTCCAGATCACAGAAGGATACACTGACTTTGATTGAAAATGAATTCATTCCACATGGCACTGATTTTGAAAGCATGTCTGAAAAGCTGGATACATCCACACCACAAGGAAGATTGTTTTTAGGCATACTGGCAGCTTTTGCACAGCTGGAAAGAGAAGTAATCAAGGAAAGAATGTCAATGGGAATTCAAGCCAGAATACGTGAAGGAAAATGGCGAGGTGGTGCACAAGTTCCATTTGGATATGATTATGAACCTGCACTTGAAAAACTTGTTGTCAATGAATATGAAAGCATGATTGTAAAATACATCTTTGATGCATTTGTGGAAGGAAAAAGCATTTATCAAATTTCAGAAACAATGATGGAAAAAGGACAAACTTTTAAAAGTGGTAAAGCAGATCACAGAAATATAAGAAATCTTTTAAGAAGAAAAACATATTGTGGTTATCAAAAACACAATGACGAATGGATCAAAGGTTTACATGATCCAATCATCAGTGAAGAAACATACAATAAAGCACAGGAAATAATCATTGAGAAGAAAAGAAGGTTTGATGAATCTGGTTTGAAAGTAGGTACTGCTGCAACATCTACTGATCTTGGTGGTATAATTTATTGTGCCAGATGTGGTGCAAGATACAGCAAATACAGAACAGGATCAAAGCAATATGGTTTCCATTACAACTATGGCTGCTATTCCAGACACAAGAAAGCCAAAGCCATGATCAAAGATCCCAACTGTATGAATAGAAATTACAGAAAAGATGAACTGGATAATATAATCTTCAATGAAATTAAAAAGCTTGCTATTGATCCTGAATATATGCAGTCCATTAAAAAAGAAGCTGCCAGAACAGATGAAGTGCAACAGATCCATGCTATTGAAGAGAAGATCAAAAGCATCAACAGCCAGCTATCAAGATTCATGGATCTTTATGGTATTGGTAAATATGACATGGATGAACTGGATGAAAAAACAACACCACTTAGAGAACAGAAAAATAAACTGCAAAGAGAAGTGGAAAGATTAAGAGAAGAAAGCAAGACCATGACTGAAGATCAGGTGCTGCAGCTGGTTGAATCTTTTGAAGAAGCACTGAATAATGGTGATCTGCATGATAGAAGATCCATCATTGAACAGCTGATCAACCGTATTGAAATTGATGGTGATGACATCACTATTCACTGGAATTTTGTATAGAAAAAGCGTACCTGATTAGATACGCTTTATAAAATCATGATTTGAATACCAACATGTACTATTCGCTTTAGCGAAGTGTCCATGTTGGTATTTATTTTTATTCCTCATTATCAATGAACTGATATACAACGAAGGTAACAACAGTATCAGGTTCTTCAATTGGTGTTTCAAGTGTTATGTAATTGTTGCTGATGGTGTATTCATTGCCATTCAGGTGAATACCACTGATGTACACTTCCAGAATGTCATACGCAAATGAATAATGCGGAACATAAGTTTTTACATTGAATCTTGATTCATTGGCTTCTTGTGTAACATACACGCCTTCAAGCTTTCTGAAAGATTTTCCTGCTTGGAACTGTGATTTTGCTGCTTCAAACCATTCATCAAAAGCAGCTTGCCATTGCTCAAAAAGTGTAGTAGTGCCAACCTGCTGAATCAATCCTTGAACATATCCACACAGATCACTGTTCCCTCTGGTATCAGTGATCATGGAAGCAGTGATTTCAGTGATCTGTTTACCTACATCAATCTGTGCCAAACACATTTCATATCTGTTGGAATCCCTTTGTAGAGCAGGTGCAACAGGATTCTGTGATACAGTCCCTTTCTTCACTTCAATGCCCATGTTTCTGCTGTTAAAATCAACATAAAAGATCACTCTGTCAATTCTGTTCAGCAGTACATCACTGGAATCTACACTTAGAATCATATCAGCTGTATTCACCAGTTTATGACCATTAATCCATCCAGATCCAGCACCAACAATCACATCCATGCCACTTGACACACGCACTTGCAGCTGTGTTGATGGATTAGGAAAAACACCATTGCCAACCAGCAGATCAAGGTATGCAGTAACATCTTCAGCACTGTATGTTCTGTCATAAGTTTCTGAATCACTATCATAAACCGCATTGAAGAAATAACTTCTGATTGCCATACTATACCACCTTTCAAACACCAAATGTAGGTACTATGGAATATTCACCTGTTTCTGATACAGATTCAATAACTTCCACCAATCTGCTGTTCAGATAAATTCCCCACTTTGAATTTTCAATCACACAGAGATCACCCAAATTGATATCCTGCTTATAAACCACATTGTCAAAATATACTGTGCCAGTAAAAGCTGTTGTGTACTTTGTCAATGCTTCTTTTCCAGCTTCCTGCAACAGCTTGGTATATTCACTGGCACTGATATCACCATCATTGCTGCGTACATTTCTCTGATCAACGTAAACTTCTCTTCTGTCTATTCCAGTGGATCCATCCGATACCCAAACCGTTTTTCTATCTAATCCTTCACCTTCACCAGCTACCAGTGCAGCAGTGGACAATGTTCTATAGTTCTCTTCATATTCAGAAGACAACAGATTGTCATACTGATCACTGAAGATTACCCATGGATTGACATTCTGATCATATGTTCTATCAACACCTTGATACAGTTGGAAGACAAATTGATTGTTGCTATTCAGTATTATCTTGAATCCAAGACTGTATGTTTCACAAATGTTAGAAATGGTTTCAAGCAGATTTTTTCCAGTGTACTGTGCTTCCATTGTAGTGTTCACAGTAAAACTGCCAATGATAAAATTATTAATCTTTCTGGCACTGATTGCTGGTGCTGTCACATTATCCTGAATCAGCTTGGTGATACATGCACTGACTTTTCCTGTCACTGTAGTTTGTGTAGCAATGATCCGTCTTTCAAGGATCCCAGCAAGGAATCTTCCAGACACAATCAATATTTCTTGTCCATCATCATTTCTTTCAATCTTGATTTCTTCAATGATCCCAACATTTTCATCATCGTCACGCACTACAAAATAATCTTTTTTGATCAGGTTAATGTTATCATTATTTACATCCAAACACAGTTCAAAATCACCAACTGCATAATATCTGGATGTCCAGATGAAAGAAATGTAATCATCAATTACAGCCAATCTTTCAAATTGGTTTGACATAATCACTGGTAGTATCTCTTTCAAATTGATCACACACCTTCATATAGATTGAAGTGACTGAATGATACTGCCAGATTAGCTTCAGATCCTGATTGCACTTCATACACAAATGTACCACCATCTGCAGAAAGCTGTAACCAAGTAGATCCCTGAATCACAGAATTAAAGATGTTCGACTTCACGCCACCACGCAGTAATGTTACAGTTTTTTCACCTTGTCTGGTATCAATGGTGATCTGATCTGCTTTCTGCATACTGAAATTTAAACCAATGTATTCTTGTGTGACATAATTGAAAATTTTTGGATTGGTGACTGCTTCTCTGGCATATAGATTTATGATCATGCCACATTCCACATCACCATCATTTTCAACGGTTATTCCAATGTTATTGCTGATATATCCGAAAACAATTTGTGGTTCTTCAGTGGATGAAAACGGAAAATGAAACATGTTAATGATATTCAGCAGTTCACTTACAATCTGTTCAGCTTCTTTGAAATATGGTGATGGACAAAGTATGCTGCATGTAACAATCTGCTTCATCTCAAAGTAAGAGATATTAATGCTGGATATGTAACCTTCAATGAAAACTTTTCTGTAATCTCCATTGTAATACAGCTTCACATACTGCTTTGATTTCAGCACCTTGTATACTTCAATTCTGTTCTTTGCTGCCTGATATTCAATGGCAAATGCCACTTCAATCTGTCTCATTTCCAGCTTGGATGAATTGAATTTTGCACCATCAATCAATGCAAGCTGGCTGGTATTAATAGTTGCTTCAGGTGGATTCAATCCTTGAATATCACTGATAGTAAATGGTGAATTCTGCGAAAATGTAAGCTGATCACCATTTGCATTTTCAAGAATCAGTTCAAACATTGTTCAACCTCACTTTCGCAGAAAACAGCAAGCTATTTGTTTGTCTGTAAATACTCAATCGATCAAGTGCCTTTGGTGAATTGTTATACTGATTGAATGTGACATTTTGTGTTTTAACAGTTTCACCAGTAGATCCACCTGCATTCATGTTATTTACCTTTATACCCACTGCACCATTTATAGCATTGATTTGTTTGACAAGTTCCCTTGCAACCTTATTGATCCATTGTGTATTATTTTCAAGTGGCACAACAGCTTCTGCACCATTTTCACCAATACCAGCAAGTGTAGCACCTCTGTCAAAAACACCACCTTTGGCATACCATTCAATGCCAAAGTTTGGTGGTTTACCTCTGCCACCAATTCCCCAAGGTGCTTCACCACCATCAATTTTAAAATGTGGCAGTTTGATATCAGCAAAGATCTTACCTATATCAATAGGGAAAATACTTTTGATTGCATCAATTGCACTTGTCACCAGTTCCTTTGCTCTATCAATTGGTGCTGTAATCTTATCTCTAATGCTGTTAAACAAAGTTTCTACAGTCTTTTTCAATCCTGAAAAACTAAGCAAATCTTTTATTTTATTGACTGCTTCCAAAACTTTGTTCTTTGCAGCTGTGATTTTATCAGAAATGCCAGTCTTAATTCCTTCAAAAAATTCAGTGACTTTGGTTTTCAGTTCTTCTGTTTTAGTTTTTATTGTTTCCCATGCAGTAATAATGCCATTTTTGATTTCTTCAGCTTTGGTCTTGAATCCTTCAATTTTAGTTTTTAAAGCTTCAATCCATTCAGAAATCTTTTCTTTTGCTACTGATACAGCTTCTTTCACCTTGTCCCAAAGATTTATCCAGAAATTTCTAAACCCTTCTGACTTATTCCAAAGAACAACGAATGCTACAACAAGACCTGCAATAAGAGCAATAATCAATCCAATTGGATTAGCTGACATCACAGCATTCAAAGCTGCTTGTCCTACTGCAACAAGTTTCTGCACAGATTCAAGTGCCAACCACCCATTTTTCATGATCGTCAATGCAGTTGTATATCCAACATAAGTAGCCACACCAGCTGCAATACCAGCTAAAACAGCAATGATTGCATCCCCATGTTCAAGAAAAAAACTCACACCAGCATCAACTGCTTTGAAAAATCCATCAGCTACAGTTGACATACCATCAATGGCTGCTTCAATTTGTGGTGCATACTTCTCCATCAGACTACCAGCCATATCTGCCATATCAGCTTTAATGCCCTGAATAGCCAATGCAAATCTATCTGGTGCATCCAGTGTGTTATCAAAAGTGCTTTCAACATTGCCTTCAAAATCTTGCAATGTTGTACCAAGATCTTCAAAAGATAGCTTACCTTCACGAACTGCCTTTGCAATAGCTGGACCTGCCTTATCACCAAACAGTTTTATTGCATAGCGTATAGCCTGTGTTTCATTTTTAGCACCTTTGATCTTTTTTTCCATGTCTGCCATGGCTTTTTCCATGGGCTTACCCTGTTTGGCTGCTGCAGACAATGCCTTTTTAAGACCAGTCATTGTAGCAGATGCATCTACACCATTTTTATCCAGATTGGCAAGAAAGAATGCTGCATCTGATGCGCTGAATCCCATTTCCTGAAGTGCAGGTGCATTTGTTTTCAGTGAATCAGCCAGTGAATCAACTGATACACCAGTATCTTGTCCAGCTTTATTCAGAACATCAAGCATCAATCCAGCATCTTTGGCTTCCAGTCCCCATGCAGCCATTGCTGCCTGAACAGAATCAATGGATGAATTAACATCAGTGCCATTCAGCTTTGCAAACTTCAGAAACTTCACAGACAGATCTTCAAGTTCTGTTCCAGTTGATCCAAATCTGGTGTTGACCTCACCAACTGCTGTACCCATTTCACTGAAGCTTCCCACAACCTGCTTTGACACATTTTTATATGCAGTTTGTAGACCCTCTGCAGCTTCACCAGTTGCACCAGTTTTAGTAATGATGATGTCAGCACCTTCATCAAATTCTTTCCAAGCATCTGACACGCTGCCAACAAGATTCTTCATGCCATTAATGACAAGATTGATACCCTGTGTAACAAGATTTGCTAAAGCACCTTTTAATACAGTAAAACCGCCACTTGAATTATTTGCGCTTTTGCCAGCACCAGCAAGTGTTTTATCCAGTGCATCAGCTGCTTTTTCAGCATCATTCAGCTTGTTCTTGTTTTCATCCAGTTCACCAGACAGATCACTGATCTGATTAGCCAGTTCTTTTGCTTCTTTGGAATTTTCGCCATACTGCAAAACAGCATTTGCATAAGCTTTTTTCAGATTCGCAAGCTTCTTTTCCTGATCAGCAATAGTCTTTGACAGTTTACCTGTTGCACTTTCAGATTCAGCCTGTTTTGCTTTCATTTTAGCAAGCTGATCAGTGTACTTGTTTATGCTGGTTTCAGTTTTAGTAATACTGGCTTTCTGCTCTTCAATTTTAATTTTAAGATCAGCTGCAGCAGTAGAATTTTCACCCACTGTTTTGACAGTATCAGCATATTGTGCTTCAAGCACTTCCAGCTGCCTTTTCTGTGCAGGTAACAGCTTATTTAGCTGTGCAAGCTTTGCTTCAAGTCCAGTGGTACTATTTGACCACCTATCCATGCCAGCTGTGGCTGTTTTAAATTCAGCATTGGCTTGATTGATTGCACGTTTAGCTTCTTGCATGGCTGCTTTCAGCTGCGTTATATCAACCTTCCATGTCATCGTGCTTTCATTACCAGCCATGTTTCATCACCAATCTTTCATTAAAACCAATTATCATTTTTAGCTTCTCTGCGTATATGTAAATTTCCCTTTGAATCTTTCCACACTTTGTCAGTATGTTGGATCCCTTTTTCACGCAAGTTCTTTCTATTAATCCTGTTCACCAAAAGAATCACTTCACCAACTTTTTCTTTTCGCACAACAAATGGTGTTAATGCTGGATACCTTTGGCACAGGTTATCTTCCAGATCAAAGAATGTTTCATATAAAGAAATGGCAGCAGCATCATCACTGCTGCCATCCATCAGTTTTTTTCAGTACCAAAGGAAGACTGTACATAGGTAAACAGACCAATGAAAACAGGTACAAGTTCCTTCAGCTTGATCCTACGAAGTTCATCATCAGTCAGATCAGGGAAAATATCTTTCAGCAGATCATTCAGCTTCTGTCTGTTCATCTGAATCACTTTAAAGATCTGCATGTTATCCTTGAAATCATCTATTTCATCAAACATTGACAGCACATCTTCAACTGTGCCATACATAATGTCATAGTTATCAATTTCATAAGTCTTTTCAATTTCTTTTTGATTTTTATAAATGTTAAGTTTCATTATTATATCTCCTTTTTAAAATGTTGCTGATGGTAATCTGGCGAAGGAGGAACACCAGAAAGATTCTGCAGAAATCCTGTCCCATCAGCAGCCAATGTTTCAATTAATGAGTCACAACAGCAGCTGTTTTTGCTGTCAATGTATCGCAAGTGGTGACTTCATCAAAGAATGTAGACAGATCAGCAAGACCATCTCTTTCATCCACCACAAGTGCTTTTTCACTGGATCCAGACTTGGTGAACTTGTGCATGGTGCTGATGCCAGTGTAAGTAAGCTGCTGGTTGTTAGAATCAGTGGATGCATTTTCAGTCTGGCTGGTTTCATCAGGAATACCAAAGCTGCCTTTATACCGCCAAACATAACGATATGTTCCATCTGTCAAACGCAGTCTGTAACCGAGTGCAAAATACTTAGGATTCCTTTCACCATCCATAAATGCACCAGTTGTGGTGTCATATTTCTTGCCAGTGATAGCTGCAAGCGTTTTCAAATCAAGTGCAGGAACAGTAAGTGTAATAGTATCAGCACCTTCAGCATTAATTGTCAGTGCTGGCTTATTATCATAGTATTTTGTATCAGATGCAGTTTCTACAGTTTTGCTGATTTCTGCAACTGGTGCAAGAATTTCAACATCACCAGTGGTATAGCCTTCTCCACTTTCATTGTTATCTGTCAGCACTTCAGCATATACCAGATGGTCAGTACCTCTGAATTCATCTACATACTGAGCCATGTTCATTACCTCACTTTCTCTATATAAAATAAACTCATTCCTCTACCAGTGTGTGTTGGTTCATCAGACATGACATCATGTCCAGATCCATCTGGTATAAATCCAACTGATTTCAAAAGTGCTTTAGCTTGCAGCAGAACAGTGTTGACTACATCAGGATCATTTGAATAAATATTTAAATCAAAATTCCAAACAACATCTGTTTCATGATTATCATAAAATGAAGCATCATCAGCTGAATTATTCCAAAAGGTGAAAAAAGTATCAGGATATGCTTCATGTAATGATAAAGATCCTTGAAGATAAATTGGATAATGAAATGCTTCATCCAAAGTGCTAATCAGCAGATTCTTCACATCCGTCATATCATTTTCCACCCAACTTCAAATAATTCATCATGACTTCTTCCTGCAATTTTGCTATAGCATTTTTTGTTGCTGTCCCTTTGATGGCATTAAAAACTGCAATATCTTTACTCATTTTGGCAGTACCATACATGATAAAAATAGAATGCCATCCACCATCATCACTGATCCTGAATCCAACATCTACAGTAGCAATTGCACCAGACCAGCTGACAGCATGATCATTGATGATTGTGCCATACATCTTGCCAGTGGCATAACCTTTTCTACCTTTACTGGCATATACAGCAGCTGCAGAATTTAAGTTTGACTGTATCAATTCCTGTGTTTGAACAAGAGCATCATCTACAGCTGTTTTTAAGTCTCCACCTGCTCTATCTATATCAGCTGCCAGATCTTTAAATCCATCAAAAATAATAGACATTTTAGCCATTAGGATCTACCACCAATCTTCTGTACTTTGAACTGCAAGTATTGGTGTCTTAAATTGATGTCTTCAGGATCTGAAACAATGTCATATGTTTGTCCAGTTTCACAGATGTAGATCTGACAATCAGCAGTAATGTCTGGTCTATACCATGTATTGATCACACCAGTATTCACAATGGTATATACACCGTCTTCAATTCGTTCACTGCCACCAAATGTTCTGAATGAACCATAAAACAATTCACTGTCTTCTGGTGCAGAAAAGGTTTTCTTTCCTGCACCATAAGACTGTGTAGTAACTGGAACAAGCAGTTTCATGGCAACATTGAAAGGTGCTGACGGTTTAAAATTAGCCATTCGCAGCACTTCCTTTTAGTGCAAGCTGTGATGCTCTCATCATGAAATATGAAGACAACGTTCCTTCACCTGCACCATAGTTCCACAAATCTGCTACACCTCTTGCAATGACACCACTGGTGATGTTTGATGCAGGAACACCAGCATCTACAAGAAATGCTGTCACTTCATCAATGTAAGATTGAAGTGTAGCATTTTGATAATCACCAGTGATACCCAGTGCATTTTTCACATCATCAATGACTGCCATTACTCAATCCTCATTTCATCAGAAACCAATCTTTGTGATTGTAACAGTGCTGGAAGACAGCACAGCCTTGTACAGTGTTCTTCCATCAGGCACAACTGTTGCACCAGCCATAGTGACGGCAGCACCGTTTTTGGTGAAACCTTCATAGGCATAATCAGCCACAAAATACAGTGTGCCAGTTGAACCAGTAAAATTGGCAGATTTCACAGGCTGTGCTGCAAGTTTAACACCAGTACCAACACTGAAATTACCTTCAACATCATCAGCCTGAACTGCAGTCATAGCAGAATTGTTGCTATCCTGAAGAAGGATAAGACCATACATAGACAGCAGATCAACTGCTGTAATAGGCACAATGCGTTCAGTATTAATCATTTTCACTTACCACCTTTTTTATTATGTTGTCGCATCAGTTCCAACTGCCCACACACCACCAGCAACCTTCAGCACCTTACCATTATCAGCTGCAGTGACAGCAGGAAGTTCAGCAGCACCACCACTTGCAACATGTGCAGCAATTGCATTGATCATATCAGGAATGATGACAATGTTTTCAACATCATCAGCATTCCCACCAAGTGCCACATACAGATTCTTCAAAGCTTCAATGGTGTTATCCATGTCATCACCCCATTAGACTACTTTCTTCTTGATCAACCAATAACCAGTGGGATTCAGCACTTTACCATCAGTCACAACCAGTGCTTTATCCACCCATTCATTGGTTTCTTCATCAAAGTACCTGCGCATAGCAAAACCAAAGTTTTCATTGATGGCATATTCTTCAGGCTGCCAGAAGATACCAATGACATCACCATCACTGGCAGTATCAAAATCAGGCAGCACTTCAGGTTCAACAAGACTGATTTCACGACCAAAGAAGCGTCCATTAGGATTGCGTGCATCACCATCATTGACTTCAAGCCCAGTTGCCTGACGGAAGACAGGATTGTTGTTAGAATCGGACATGGTTTCCAGATAGCTTTCCACAGTGGACAGAGGGAAAATAAATTCACCAGCACGATATCCAAGAGGAAGCTTTGCAAAGAACTTGCTGCGCCATGCCTTCCAATTGTTGATATCAGCAGCAGTCATTTCAACATAATTAGTAACCCTAGAATCATTCAGGATACCAAGCATCTGACCCTTACCAGTGCCATTCACAATGCCCATATCCATAGCTTCCAGATAAGCAATGGCAATGACTTCAGCCAGCTTTGCTTCAAAAGCATCCATTGTCAGGATATTAGAAAGGAAAGTCTGTGCAATGCGAATTTCAGCAGTATGATAGCTGAACTGAACTTTTGCAAGAGGATCAACCTTCTGACGAGGAGAAACAGTGCTTTCATTAATCCACTTGAAAGTGGCTTTCAGTGCGCCAATGGGGAATTCAACACCACCCTGAATATTCAGCTTACGCACCTTGTTATACAGATTGCCATAACGCTTACGAACAGTGTTGATGACCTCATTCATGATAGTCAGCGGAATAGCAGCACCACTGTCAGTTGTGCTGATGGCAATACCAGCACGCAGTTCAGCAGGAATTGCAGTACCATTCTGAACATAAGCCATGAAAGCCTGTCTATATTCCATGGATTCAAGAGGATTTGCATTGGTGCGCTGTTCAGCTGCAGCAGGTGCAGTGAAGGATCCAACCACACCACCATTCACAAGACGAGCATTTGCAGGAACATTAGCACGCTGTTCAAGTTCAGCAGTCTGCTGTGCAGCACGCTGTTCTTCAGCTTCAATGGAAGCAATCTGTGCTTCTGCATCACGTACTTCATCCTGAAGCTGTTCAGCTTCAGCTGTAAGTGTCCGCACTTCATTTACATCCTTGGATGCTTCAATTGCAGATCTGATCTGCTGGATCCTTGTCTTTCTCTTTTCAATCAGCTTTTTAAGAAACTCTTTCATGTTCTTTTACCTCACTTTTAGTAATGATTCAAATTTGACTTTTGCCAATTCCAATTCACTATCCAGTGACCGCTTCACACTATCCAGTGCTAACTTTGCATTCTCCAATGCTTCTTTATTTCTAGTGCTGATAGAAGTGTCTTCATAAGCAGGAAATGTAACTGCTGACACTTCAACAACATCTGAAATCTTTTTAATGTGCCTTGTAGGATGTTCAGATTCAAGTTCTGTCCATTCTTCATCATCCACAGCAAACATGAATGACATACCAGTGACATCACCACGTTCAATTGCTGAATACAGATTTCTGGCTTCAGAATTGTTCTTCACATCCAGATTCACCCTGATTGCCAATCCCTGATCATCAGGCATCAGCTGCATAGTGCTGTTGGCATTATTATTTCTGGATCTTGCCAGAGGAATCTTACTGGTATCGTGATTTACAAGGAATCTGACATCTTTCAGATTGGCACCATTCAATGCACCACGTTCAATGACTTCATCAAAATATCCAAGATCAGTTTTACTGTTATAGACAATTGGTCTTCCAGTGATCACGCCAACATTATTTTCATTCTGTTCAGCACGAATTTCAAAACTGTAAGATCTCTGTTCCATATCATTTTTCACAGCTGTTCACCTACCTTTATTCTTCTGCCACTGTTTCATCAAGATTTTCATCCTTGGATTCATCAACTACATCCATTTGCACATTACCCACTTTGCCCATCTGATACTGATCTGCCATGTCAGCAGATACCCAGTTCAGTGACATATACCTTTTGTTTTCAAGTTCAGGCAGTGGCACAAGTCCAAACATGGTGCGCTTTTCGTTTTCGTAAATAGCACCAGTAGGTGCAAGCAAATTGACCAGATCCAGCTTCTGTGTAGTAGTCATGAAGATCAAATCTTTAGGATAGAATTTGATTTCATTTCCGAATGCTCTTTCTCTGCTTGTGAACAACTTCTTGCTGAAAGCCTGTGACATAGCTGTTATCAGTGGTTCAAGTGTCCTCTGATAAAAAGCTTCATAATCTTCTTTGCTGTATTCACCAGTCAAAATGCTTAGTGGAATGCCCCAATTGCGCAGGATCTTTTCATCAATGAATTTCAGTGTAGCTTCATCCACCATCTGCATGTTCCTTGGAAATGGTGTGAATTCCGCTTTAAGATCCAGCGGAAGTAATCCACTTTCACTGTTCTGCAAACGCTTTTCCAGTTCTTTCACAGCTTTTTCAGTGCTGCCATCATCCAACAATGTATTGTATTTCACAATACCATTGACAGCATAGCTGGCATTCATTGCTTTAGCCACACCTTTCAGCAGTGTGTCATTCAGTTGAATTGTACCGAGCAAAGCTTCATGATCTGGCTGACCAAGCATGTTGCCACCCATGTATTCATTAATGCTGTAGTTGTATTTGATATGAATGACATCATCATATGGAATAGTGGTTGTGCTTCCATTCCAAAACCAGAACTTTACAAACAGCCTTCCAGATTGATCTTCAATGAAGTCAACCTGTGTTGGATTGATTGGATACAGTGAATCATAGTATCTTCTTTCTGCACCAGTCTTTTCATCAACCCATGTGTAATATGTCGGAATGATGAAGGCGTTATAATTCATCAGCAGCAACCACAATGTCTTTTCCAAGAATTCACTTGTAGTCATCAGCTGATTTGGTGAATTTAGCACATCTTGCACTGTTGATTTTGTCACTGGAACTGGATCATTGCCATTGTATCTGATATGCAATGGTCTTAACTTTTTCATCTCATCCACAATGCATTTCAGTGCTTGCTGCACAACATCAGATGCATAAATATTGGTGCCAAACTGTGAATATAGCGGAAGATAGCCATTCAATGTTGGTGCCCATTTATAATTTTTTGGTTGTTTCCGAAACAGCCTATCTAGCCAGCCCACGTTCATCACCTCAATGCATTTATCATTTCTGTTTTGTATCTGCGTAACATTTCATAGCACATAATCAAACTTAATGTTCCATCAATTCTTCTGTTACTCTGTCCCTTGATTTTAATTGGCATAATATGCCCTGTGTCCCAAACCTGCACAGAAGTATTCATCAAACACCATTTATCAATTTCATTATCATTGAAATTGATTGCCTGATCTCTGACATCAGCTTCTACTAATCGCATAGGTGATGAAAGCACATATCTATTTTGGTAGATCATCTCATATTCAAAACCATAATCATCCATGCGCTTTAAAAAATCTTTTGCAAACCGTTGATCATATCCGCACTTCAGCAGCCTGATTCCATAATCCTTATAAAGTTCATAAAACCAATCTGCTACAGCTGATACATCAACTTCATTTCCTTCAGTGATCCTGATTAAACCATTTCTTGCCCATTCTTCATACTTAGCACCAGATTCTGTGTCATCACTCTTTCTAAGCTTGCTTTCAGGAATCCAGTACATCTGATATATGTATTTCGTTTGATCATCAGGCTTCATCAACAGGATCTTTGCACTGCACATATCAGTGGTTTCAGCTAAGTCAACACCACCCAATACAATTGTATTGCGGAATTCGTCAAGACTGAATACCCTTGAATACTCCAACATTTCGCCCATAATCCATGCTTCAGAATTGCTGACTTTGAAATTAAAATCCTTTGACAGTGTAAACATCCTGTCTGCTTTGGATCTTCTGGCTGCATCCACCTGTTCACGCAGGTAATCATATCTTTTCACAATTCCAAGTGTAGGATTTGACTTCTGCCATGATCTTTCATCCTGCCACACTTCCTGTTCTGAATCCTGTGTGTACAGCCATGGCAAATATCTTTCAGCTGAAATGGAATCATCTTCACCATTCAGGATCTGTCTTGCTTTGATCAGTTCTTCATCCAGAAATCCACCATTAACAAATCCTTCAGTGGTGATCAGGATTAGCTTTGGATTAGGCTTCAATGATTGTGACTGTTCAATGGATTTAATGATCACGTTGTCTTTCATTTCATGCACTTCATCAATGATTGCAAAATCAATGTTCCGTCCTTCTTTATTTCTGGTTTTATCAGACAGCTTAAAAACTTTGGATCCATTGATTTTACATTTGATCCATTGCTGGTTCTTCCATGTGTCTTTTTGCTTTGGATCAATCATCAAGCGCATGGTGTCAATAGCTGTGTACAGAATATTGGCTTGATTGTCATCATTACTGCTGCACACAATATCTTCACCATCTGCACCAGTAATCAGTTCTGTTAAACCAAGTCCACTGCAGGTTTCTGATTTGGTATTCTTTCTGGCAATCAGCAGCAGAATCTTCCTGAATCTATCCGTCAGATCTTCTGCCATTTTGAAACCGTAAACAGCACTGATGAAAGCTTTCTGCCAAAGCATCAAAATCATTGGTTGTCCATAGAAAGGTGACTTTGTCAGCTTCACGCAGTTTTCCATAAAATCCATTCTTAAATCTGCATCCCTTGTATCATATATGTATCTGTCATCATTCATTTCTTCCAGAAGCTTTTTCAATTCCATTTTCAGTTCATGCCCAGCCACTATTTCACCAGTCATGATCTGTTCATAGTATTCTTCCAGATATCCATTGGTATGCTTAATCATGCAGCATTCCCTTTCTGGCTTCAAGAAATGCCCTAAGTGGTGAAGTTTCTTCTGGTGTATCCTTGCGCAGGATCCCTGTCAGGATCTTCAGGCAGTTGTTATACTGCTGCAGCAGTTCTTTGTACTGCTTTGCAGCTGGTGTGGGTTTCTGCATGGATGGATCTGAAGGATTCACCCTGATAAAAGGCAGTGTTCGCAGATGCTTCAGCTGTTCTTCCAGAAACACCACATCATCAATCATTGGAATGATGACACCTTTTGTATCCTCTATCTGATCAAAAATATGCAGTAATTCTTCTTTTCTAGTCATGTTTTTTACCTCTTTTTATACCTCTTTTTCATTTCAAAAATGAAAAGATGTGTACACTGATATGAAAAATGAGTAACGCCTTTAAACCATTGGGACACAATGATTACAAGGATTTTCAAGCGTTACTATATATGTACATATATAGTAACGAATCAGTAACGCCTTCTAGCCCTTGTGTCCCAACGGTTTGAAGGTAAGCGTTACTAATGTTACTCATTTAAACCTACCATTTATATTTTTTCTTACAGTATTTTTTATTAATATAATATATAAGGAAAAAATAATATAAGTAACATAGTAACCCATCAGTGTACACTTATACAATTTGTTGTGTCCCAACGGTTTCAAGCGTTACTAAGGCGTTACTAATCCGCATCTGGAAGTAACACAAAATGATTGGAAGTCATCACAATCAAAACAGATCAAATCAAATTTTCAGCCAAATGATTTTGAAAAATCTCAAAAATTTCTGTTCTGTGCTAAAAGGG